GAGGCGGAGACGAGCTCGCTGGTCGCGGTCGAGCTCGTGCACGGGACGAGCGCCGGCAACCGCTTCAAGTTCGAGGCCGACCATTGCCTGGTGCAGCGGCTCAGCGGGTTCGAGAACTCGCAGAACATCCTCGAATGGCCCCTCGCGCTCGTCCCGCAGCCCGACGAGGGCGACGACCAGTGGACCATCACACTCACCTGATTTCCCCCTCTGAGAAGGCCCTCAACGCATGTTCAAGGTAACGAACGAACCGACGTTCACACACGATGTCACCGCCCGGGTCCCCGTCGACGGCGGGTTCGAAGATCAGCGTTTCAAGGCGACGTTTCGCGTCATCGACACGGAAGAAGCGGACACGTTCACGCTGACCACCGTCGAGGGCCAGCGGGGGTTCCTGCGGCGGGTGGTCGTGACGCTGAGCGATCTCGCCGACGCCGAGGGCAAGCCGATCGAGTTCAACGCCGCGGTCTTCGATGCGGTGCTCAAGCTCCCCTGGGCCTGCGCCGCGCTCGCTCGGGCCTACTTCCTCGGCGTGTCGGGGGCGAAGGCGGGAAACTGAAGGCCGCCGCCCGCGCTCTGGTGCGCGGCGGCGGCGGGGGTCGAGCGGAGGCGGCGGACGACGCGAGGCGGTTCGGGTTCCCGGCAGAGCTGATCGCCGCCATCGAGCAGACGGGGGTGCAGGACGAGTGCGAGGTCTGGGCCGAGAACTGGGAGACGGTGCGAGCCTTCGCCGCGATCTCGACCCAGTGGCGTGTCGTCGTTGGCATGGGCGGTGCTGCCTATGTCGGCCTGGATTACGCCGCAGCTCGCGCGGGGCTCGAGCTTTCTGGCTTCGAAGTCACGCCGGCGCTCTGGGACGGCATCCGGGTGATGGAAAGCGAGGCGCTTGCTTGGCTGAACGGGCAGGAGTGAGCTGATGGCGCTGCGCACCGCCCTGGTGATCGACGGCAACTCGGAGAGCGGGAAGAAGGCGCTCGCCGACCTCGACGCCGCGATCGGGCGTTCCGAAAAAGAGGCCCGCCAACTGGCGGCTGCGTACTCGGCCGCCGACATCGCGACGACCAAGCTGGCCCAGGCACAGGCTGCCGCGAAGGCCGCGAACGACGCAACCCGAGCCTCCTTCGCGGCCGGCGAGATCACGCTCGAGGAGTATGAGCGCCAGCTCCTCGAGACCAGGACTGCCTTGGGGCTGGTGCAGGCTGAGCATCGCGAAACGGTGGGATCGCTGCGCAATGCGCAGGCCGCCTACGACGCAGCCACAGGTCGCGGCCAGCAGTTCGTCCGATCGTTGGGCGAGCAGCGGATCGGCGCCCAGCAACTGGCGATGAACATCAACGACATGGCCACGATGTTCGCCCTGGGCGCGCGGCCGCAGCAGATCTTCGCCAGCCAGGGCGGGCAAGTGGTGCAGGCGCTGGCATTGATGAGCGGCGGGGCGAAGGGCGTACTCGGTCTGCTAGGCAACCCCTGGGTATTCACCATGACCACGGCGGGGGTCGCGCTGCTGCCGCTGATCGGCAACCTCTTTGACGCGAAAGAGGCAGCCGAGGACGCTGAGGATGCGCTGGCGGCACTGGAGCGTGCGGCGGGCACGCTCGGCCGGTCGCAAAGCATGCTGGCCAACTTCATCGACCTGGCCACGGGCAAGCAGCTCACCCAGAACGAGGCAACCCGCGAGGCGATCCGCCTTCAGGCCGAGCTCACTCGCATCGAGGCCGTGCGCGCCGGACGCGAGGCGGGCCGGCGGCTGCAGGCTCTGCGACCTGAGCTTGAGGTCGACCGCGGCGCACAGGGCATGTTCACGGCTGCCCGCGTGCCCGGCATCACGGCCTTGCCGAGCGGCGCGAGCGCCGATGCGCGGGCGCGTTTCGACGAGGCGGTTCGCAGCTTCCTCCGCGACCCGAACGCGAGCGTGACCCAGTTCCGTCGCGCCATCGAGACCATCCCCGGCGTCGACGTCAACGCGGCGATGCAGCAGGCGGTCCTCCTCGCCGCGAGCCGCAACGAGGCGCGCGACATGCGCGACATCCAGGCCGTGGCGGACGGGGCGGCCCTTCCGGACAGGTTCCTGAAACCGGACAAGAGCAGCACTCGCTCGCGCAGCAGCGGAAAGACCGCGGCCGAGATCGCGCTGCAACATGCAGATGCTATGAGCCGGCTGCACCAGGAGGAGCTCCAGGCCCAGATCGCCCTGACGACCGATGTGCGCGATCGGGCCGACCTCGAGCAGCAGCTTTTGCGTGAAGAATTCGAGCAACGGGCGGCGCAGATCCGCAACGACAAGGAATACACTGCCGCCCAGAAGGAAGCTCAGATCAAAGCGCTCGAGCGGCTGTACGGGGTCGTGAAAACCGGGCCTGACGGCACACTCACGCTGAGCGCGCCGGGGCTGCTGCAGCAGCAGGTCGCACTCGAGCGCGACATCCAGCTCGAACGCGAGCGGATGGACCTCGCCGAGACCCAGCACCAGGTCGCCCGCGAAGCCCTGCAGGCCCAGCTTGAGCTCGCCGACACGGACGCCCGGCGCAAATCACTCGCGCTGCAAATCTTCGATGCCGAGGAAGCCTATCTGCGCGCCAAGCTGGAGGCGGTCATCGCCAGCGAGACGGCGGCTGATGCGGAGAAGCGCAACGCCGCGATACTGCTCGAGGGTCTTAGGGGCTCGGCGGCAGCGCGTCGCGAGGCTGCGGAGCGAGGCAACGCCACGGCGGTCGAGCGCTACCTGCGCTCCCTGCGGCAAACCCCTGAACAGATCAACGAGGCGATCGACCGCATCAAGATTGACGGGCTCGAGTCGCTGACCGCCGAGCTGCGCAATGCAGCGACCGAGGCGCTGGGCTTGCACGGTGTGCTGGGTAACATCATCGGCGATCTGATCGAGATCGGAATCCGGCGCCAGTTCACGCTGCCGTTCGCCAACGCGCTTTTTGGCGCCGAAGGCGACAGCGGGGGCGGCGGCGGCATCTTCAGTGCCATCCTGGGCGGGCTCTTCGGAGGTTTTCGCCAGCACGGCGGGCCCGTCTCGCCCGGCCGCTTCTATGCGGTCAACGAAACGAGCACCTCGCCCGGCCTGTTCTTCCCGTTGCGCCCCGGCCGCATCGATCCGGCGGGTAATCAAGGTGAGCGGGCCGGAGCGGGCCAGGCGGTACAGGCGCCCGCAGTGATCGAATTGCACGTCGTGAAGGGCGAGATGTTCGAAACCGAGGTCACCCGCATCTCGGGCGGGGTCTCGGTGCGCACCGTGCAGGAAACCGCTCCTGGGGTGGTGCAGGATTACCTGGCGAGGCGCAGCGGATGATCTTCGACTGGCCCGCCAATCTGGTCCCGCAAGTCGTATCGGTGAAGTCACCTCGCAAGACGGTGAGCACCAGGAGCCTTTCCGGCCTGGGGCAGGTCAAAACCGACATTCGCCCGCCCTTTGGCCTGGCAATGAAGTTCGGCAACCTGTTCGATGGCGAGGTGCTCTCGTATCGGGCGATCCTGGCCGCGCTCGAGGGGCGCGCCAACACGGTCCGAGTTCCATTGTTCGACCTTTATTCTCGGGCAAGCGACGCCGAGATCGGCGCAGGTGCTGTGACCCACTCGGACGGCACGAGCTTTTCCGACGGTGCGCTCTACCTGACCGACGATCTCGTCGGTGTGACCGTGACCGGCGTGCAGGGCCAACGCATGATCACCGTCGACTTCGGTGATTACGGCCAGTTGCTGAAGGCCGGGCTATACTTCGGCCTCGGCGATCGGCCCTACATCGCGACCGGGGTGTGGTGGGAGGGCACCGTGGCGCGCATCCGCCACACGCCGACGCTGCGCGAGGACTGCACGGCCGCGCCGCTCAAGCTCAAGCCGACCATGCTCTGCCAGCTGATCGACGATGACCAAGGGGAGCACCCGCTGATCCGCGGCCGTTGGACGGCCCCCTCGCTCGAGTTCGTGGAGGACTTCCGTGTCTCTGTTCCCTGAAACCATCGCGACGGCGCTTGGCGGCGGCAAGGTGCAGTGCGCCAACCTGGTGCTGTTCGATTTCACCAACGAGCCGATGCGCCTCTGGCTCGGGACTGCCGATCTCGAGACGAACGATGGCAACGTGTGGCGGGGCGTTGGGACCTTGGGCGGGCTGAGCGGGATCGAGCAGGCGGTGAACGGCGAAGCCCCGCAGGCGACATTCACCCTTTCGGGGGTCGACGCGACCGTGCTCCGCCTGGCCCGGGACGAGTTCGAGGAGGAAGTGCGCGGCCGGATGGTGCGCGTGTACATCCAGTTCTTTGGCGTGGCGGACCCCGCCGACCCTGACAACCAGCGCTGCCTAGACAACCCCTACCCGATCTGGAGCGGACGCATGCTGGCACCCCGCTTCACGATCACGAGCGAGGGCGAGCGGTCCGTCAGTATCGCTGCAGAGAGCCTGTTCTCGCTCCGCAGCCGTCCGCGGCACTCGATGTACACGGACCGCGACCAGCAGCAGAGATACCCCGGCGACAAGGGCTTCGAGTTCGTGGCCGGCCTGGTGAACAAGGTGGTGACGTGGCCGGACTTCTGACCTCGTCCGCTGCGGCAAAGCCCGACGCGGTCGCGCTTGAGCTGCAGCGCTGGGCGCGCGAACCGTTCGACCCCGTGACGGCCAACTGCGGCCTGTCGATCCTCGACTATGCGGAGCGCATCACTGGCGGCGTGGTCAATCCCTCCCCGCGCCACTTGAACGGCTTCGCCATGCTCGCCCTGGCAGCCGATCCCGATCAGTTCCTCGATTACGCAAGTTGGATCCTGGCGCAACTCGGCTGCGCGATCACCGAGAAACCCGTGCGCGGCGATGTCGGCTTGGCGGACCTAGCCGGGAGCGGGCTCACTGCCGCGCTGTGCCTGGGCGACGGGCAGTGGGCCGCGCGGATGGCGCACGGATTGGCGATTGGGCCGGCTCCGGCGCGGCGCGCGTGGGAGGTTCGTCGATGCCCCAAGCGATAGCCTTCTTCATCATCGAGCAGCTCGCGTTCAGCGGCGTGATCCTGTCGGGTTTCGCCCAAGCCCTGATCACGGCCGCGGTGACTGTGGGCTTCACGGTCGGCACGACCGCGCTCCTCAACGCGGTGTTCGGTCCGTCGCGGCCAAAGCCGAGCGACGGCCAGCAGAACATCAGGATCGCCGTTGGCAGTCGCCGGCGGCATTACGGCATCGTCCACACCGGCGGCCAGGTGAGTTTCCTGGAGAGCGCCGCCGGGACGCTGGCGAAGGTGGTGACCCTTGGGACGGGGCGCGAAGGAGAGATCCTCGAGCACCGCCTGAACGACAAGCCGGTGACGCTCGTGGACGGGGTGGTCCAGGGCGCTAGCTACCACGGCGCGATCAAGATCTACACGCGTTCGGGGGACCCCGACCAAACGGCTATCGGCGAGCTGACCGCCAAGTTCGCTCAGTGGACGAGCGATCACCGGCAGCGCGAGTGCGCGCACGCGGCGATCATCTGCGACCCGGTCAAGCAGGAGCGCTTCACCGAGGTCTACGGGGGCTCCGGCCCTGACGGCCCGGTCTACACGCAGGTCCGCAAAGCCGCCCATCTCTATGACCCGCGTCTCGACAGCACGATGCAGATCGGCACCGACGAAAGCGGCGAACCGGTCATGGGAAGCGGTTCGGTGCGCCTCGCCGATCCTTCGACTTGGCCGTGGAGCGACAACTGGGCGTTGGTGACCGCGGACTACTTCGCACATCCGGACGGCTTTGGAGGCGGTTTCGACAACGTGAACTGGGCAAACATCGCCCAGGAAGCCGACTTTTGCGACCAGGCGGTGACGACCGTCACGGCCGAGACGATTGCGCGCTGGCGCGCGTGGGGGAGCTACGGACTCGCCAGCGACGAGCGGCGGCAGGTGATGTCGGACCTGCTGGCGGCGGCGGACGGCTTCTGCTGGCAGGACGCGGACGGCAAGTTCAACCTGATGGCCGGCAGGTTCGAAGACCAGGATCTGGTCATCACCGACGATCACATCGTCGGTATGGCGGCGACTCTGGGCCCGGGCGCGCAGCGCCGCGTCAGCGCGGTCAAGGTGATCTACACCGAGTCGGCCGTCGGCTATCGCGAGCAGGAGAGTGACACTTTCGGCGACCTCGACGGGCCGGACGATCCGAACACCGCTCCGCAGGCCGTGCCGCTCTACTTCGCGCCGCACCACAACCAGGCGATGCGCGTCGCCAAGATCGTCTACCGGCAGCTGGGGGACGATCGCTGGCACCTGCAGCTCCTGCTCAACCTCTACGGCCTCAACCTCCTCGGCCGGCGGTTCTGCCGGGTTGAGACCGAGGCGCTCGGCATCGCCGAGTACTTCAAGATCGACGGCCTCAAGCTCAACCTGGCCGAGTGTACGGTCGAGGCCACGCTCTCGCACGTCGACCCGGAGGATTGGGAGTTCAACGCCGCCGTCGAAGAAGGCACGCCGCCGCTGGCACCCAACCAGACCCCGCCGGCAGTGACGATCCCGGTGCCGACCGGGCTCGCGCTCTCGGCCGAGCAGCTCGTCTCGCCCGGCGGGAATGGGGTCGCGATCGCAGCGACATGGGACGAACCGCCGCGGCCCGACCTCGTTCACGAGGTCCAATACCGTCCGACTGCCGGCGGTGACTGGGTTCCCATGCTGGTCGACAACGACGCCTATACTGCCCGCAGCGGCCCGGTGAACAGCGGGGCCGAGTATGAGGTGCGGATCCGCGCATTGACGCTCGGAGGCCGGGCCAGCGCGTGGAGCTCGAGCGAGACGATCACGCCCACCGCCACGGTGGCGCTCGGCGCGCCGACGGCGCTGTCGGCGAGCGGCGGCGTGGGCGAGGCGGAGGTGACCTTCCGCATGCCGACCTCGGCGACGCTCGCCTACGCGCGGCTCTATCGCAGCGGGACGGACGACTTCGACACCGCGAGTCAGGTGGGCAGCGACATCGTCGGCGCCCTGGGCGCGGTCATCGAGATCACTGACACCGGCCTTTCGGCCGGGACCTACTACTACTGGGCGCGGGCCTTCGACGGCGCCGGCGGCATGTCCGCGGTGACCGGGTCCGCGTCCGCGACGGTCACATAGGAGGGCGCTCGTGGGCGACATTTTTGATCAGGCCAGCCAAATTTACCGGGATCACAGCACGAACGGGGATCCGTCGAGCGGTCTATATCAGCCGCGCAAGGTAGACATCCGCGCCCTCTGGCGCTCGGTGGACCTCGCGATCTACGCCGCCCAGGCCGGGATCACGATCGTCGATGACCTGACCGCGCGCGACGCGTTCTTCGCCGAGCCGGAGAACCAGGGGAAGCTGGTCTACGTCAACAACAACAACGGCGCCGACGACGACGCGGACAACGGCGTCTACGAGTACGTCGACGGATCGGCACGGATCGCCACCGGGTTTTACCAGGGCCTGGCGGCGGTGGTACAGCCGCTGGTCACCGCCGCGCAAGCCGCGGCCGCGGAAGCTGGGGAGAGCGCATCCGCGGTGGCCGGCCGGGTGGGCAGGGTGGCCTATACAGGCCCGGCCGTTCTTTTCGTGGACGGGAATGAGCAGGTCTTCGGCGCCTTTGGAGACGAAGACTTCGACTACAAGCCGCTCAACGACCTGCGCGACGCCGTTGCGGGGTTGCAGAGCGGCACCTCGAGCCAATGGAGTGAGCTCTATCCGGCGGGCCAGATCGTGCACATGATTTACTATGGTCAGAGCCTGCAGGCGGGTCGCGGTGCCGAGGTCATCAACGACACGCCGCTGACGTACGCCTATCGCTACGTCGGCGGCGTCGCGGCGCAGGACGACATCGGTTCCAGCAGCTCGGCGACCAACCACGCCTCGCTCGTCGCGCACGTCGAGACCGAGAAGACCGGGGGCGGCCGCGGGGCGAACTTCTACGGCGAGACCCCAGCCTACGGCGCCGCCATGATGCTTAACCAGCTCTACGCGGCCGATGGCTTCACGATGGGCGACGATGCCCCGGCGCTGCTCTCGTCGGTGCCGGCGATCGGCGCACAGAGACTCGCCGCCCTGATGGACGGCGGGTCGAGTGACGGGTGGGAGTACCTGACCGACGACATCGCCTATGGCCCGACGGCCGCGGCCGCCATCTCGTTGGCCTACGGCGGGCTGGCGCTCTGCTGGCAACAGGGTCAGGCAGACATCGCGATCG